CGAGGAAGGCGTGGTGACCACCACGACCGGCGGCACCCTCGCCATCCAGGCCGCACAGGTCACGTCCTCGGCCACCTCCAGCAAGATCTCCAGCGGCTCGTACATGCGCGTCAAGCTGCTCTCGTAGCCGCTGCGCCGACGTCACCCACCACCCACCACCTGTGAGGCAGGCATGACTCGCATGCCCGGCGCGATATGGCGCCCCGTCGTCAACTTCCACCCCAACGGCGTGCGCGAGCGCCGAGGCCTCGCGCTGCACGTCCAGGCTGGTAACAACAGCCCCTTTGGCTGGTTCAACAACCCTGCTTCCGAGGCAAGCTCGGACTTCTGGGTCGGCAAGGACGGCACCATCGAGCAGTACGTCGACACCGGCGTCGACTACGCGTGGGCGCAGGCCGCGGGCAACCCGTACTACGCGTCGGTGGAGACCGAGGGGCATCCCGACGAGCCACTCACGGCCGCGCAGATCGAGGGTGTCGCCAAGATCTACGCCTGGGGCCACACCGTGTTCGCGTGGCCGCTCGTCGTCGTCGACTCCACCACCCAGCACGGGCTCACCTGGCACGGCGTCGGCGGCAGCAACTGGGGCGGACACACGGGCTGCCCCGGAGATCTACGCAAGGCGCAGCGCGCAGCGATCATCGCCCTCGCCGCCGAGGCCGTCGCCCCGCCCGCGCCGCACCGCACCGTCTCCGTCACCCACCTCGTCGCCGCCATGAAAGCCGACGGCGTAGGGCCGCAGGGCCACGTCACGCACAAGGCGGAGGCCCTGCTCCTGGAGACCGCCCTCGCCGCCGAGGGCCTGCTCGCCAAGAAGTGGGTCGACGGCAGCCTCGGCAGCAAGTCCCGCACCGCGTACAAGGCCTGGCAGCGCTCCAAGGCCGGCGGCTCGTACACCGGCGCCGCCGCCGACGGATACCCCGGCATCGACTCCCTCACCCGCCTCGCCAAGCGGCACGGCCTCACCGCCACCGCCTGACCTCCCGAGAGGACCCACACCATGAGCAACGGCATCCCCAGCGTGCAGATCATCGCGAAGACCGCGAGGACCTACGCCGTCGACCTCGCCGAACGCGTCATCTGGACGTTCCTCGGCGCGGCCGGCGCCGTCGCCCTCGCGGGCGGCCCCGCCGACATGCTGCACGTCTCCCTCTGGCAGGGCGCCGCGACGGCCGGTATCGCTGCGGCTGTCTCTCTGGTGAAGGGTCTGTTCGTCCGCGGCTTCGGCCAGCGCAACAGCGCCAGCTCGGCGCCCGGCGTCTGATGGGCGCCCCCGCCTCGGACCCGGCGGGCGTCTACATCTCCAGCGCGCAGATGTACCAGGAGTTGAGATCCCTGAGCGACGGCCTGACCCGGGTAGAGACCAAACTGGACAGCATCGGGCAGGGCCTCCACGACCTCGACAAAGACGTCTCCGACCACGAGGCCCGTATCCGCACGCTGGAAAAGGCCCGATGGCCGTTGCCCAGCCTCGGCGCCCTCGCCGGTCTCGCAGGCGCCGCCACCGGTGCGGCAGCGCTGTTCCACAGATGACCGCGGCCCCGCCCTCTTCGGAGGGCGGGGCCGCTTTCGCGCGTCCAGGGGTACCCGGATCGTGGGTACCCCTACGGCTTGGGCAGCTCGGTGACGAACGTCCCGATGCCCGGTTGCATCTGCGCGAGGCCGGCGTCCCTCAGCTCGGTCAGCACCCGTCGCGCCGTCATCTGCGCGATGCCGAACTCGCCGTGGAGTACCAGCACGCCCGGCAGCTGCGCGCCCGGCGGATAGGTCCCGTCTGCGATCCGCGCCTCGATGACCTCGTACACCTGCTGCCATCGCGGGATGTCCGGCTTCCAGTCCATGATCTCGACGCTAGGCAGGACAGGCCTACCCGGCGAGACGAGATTGCCTGACACGCCTAGCTACCCTAGCTACCTAGGACTACGCTGCGGAGACACGTAGAACCCCGGCAGCCGCTGATACGGCCCCGGGGACGGCCGACTAGTTGGAGTCGACATGGGAAAGCCTACGCACGCTTCGGCATCGCGCACAGAGCAGGCGCCCGTCCAGTGGTGCCACTGGCACAAGGGCCCTTCGGAGACCGCGGTCCTGGTGGACGCGATCGAGCGGAACAGCGCCCCGCCCATAGCCCTGTACGCGTGCGCGCCGTGCCGCGAGCAGCGCCGACTCATCCCGCTGGCCGACCAGTGGTGACGACCGTCGAGACGACCCCCGAGTGCAGCCTCGCCGAGCACGCCATGTGCGACGGCCCGGCCGTCATCCGGCGCCGCGGGGCCCCTGCGTGGGAGGCGCCACTGATGACGATCAAATGCGGGTGCCGCTGCCACGGAGGCCGCGCCACCCCACCCTCCGCTAGCAAGGGACGCCGATGATCTGCGCGCGCTGTGAGATGCCGATTCTGCCGGGCGAGCGGTATGAGACGTGGGAGATCGAGCAGGCGTCGGGGCCGGGTGGGAGAGTTTCCCTCCATGCGGACCTGTGTGCGCGGACGGTGCGGCAGTCGACGCAGGATGACCGTCCGTGGCAGCGGCGATAGGTTCCCGGTCCCGGCGCGGCGGTGCCGGGCACGGGTGGGCCCCGGCCGGACGCCGATCCGGCCGGGGCCGTTTTGTGTCCTACCTTGGATTCGAAGGCGCGCCCACAGGCTGTGGAAATCGGCGACATAAGTGCAGGTCAAGGGCATGGGTGGGCACCAGTGCCCACCCTTTCGAGCAAGATCCTTTTAGTGGTGGCACAAAGCCATATTGGGGTTCCCGAACCCGAGACGGTGACACCATTGAGGGAGCACACTCGGGGGTATGAGCCCAACTCTTCGCGCGGCCGTGGACGTTGCCGCAGGCGCCAAGACCCGCGCCGTCATCTACTGCCGAATCAGCCAGGACCGGACGGGCGCCGGCCTCGGCGTCGAGCGGCAGCGCCAGGACTGCGAGGCCCTCGCCGAACGAAACGGCTGGGACGTCGTCGAGACCTACGTCGACAACGACGTCTCCGCCTACAGCGGCAAGAAGCGCAAGGACTACCTGCGCATGCTCGACGACCTCGAGCAGGGCACCGCCACCGTCGTCATCGCCTGGCACACTGACCGGCTGCACCGCTCGCCGACCGAGCTGGAGAAATACATCGACCTGTCCGAGCGCCGCGGCGTCGCCACGCACACCGTGCAGGCCGGGACCATCGACCTCGCCACACCGTCCGGTCGGATGACCGCACGGATCCTCGGCGCCGTCGCCCGCCAGGAGTCCGAGCACAAAGGCCACCGCGTCGCCCGTGCCCGGCAGCAGAAGGCCATGGCCGGCGAATGGGCAGGCGGCATCCGCCCGTTCGGCTGGGGCGTGCCCACCGGGGAGACGCAGAAGCGGGTCGACCGGAAGACCGGCGAGGAGAACGAGGTGCCCGTCCTCGACACGAGCAAGGCCCTGCCCGAGGAGGCCGAGGCCTTGCGGGTGTGGACGGACACGATCCTCTCGGGCGGATCGATCCGGTCGTGCGTGAAGTGGTGCACCGACAAGGGCGTGACGACCACCCGCGGGAATCGGATCGGGCACGTCGAGATGCGGGACATGCTGATGCGCCCCAGGAACGCCGGGATCGCCGTGTACAAGGGCGAGGAGGTCGGGCGCGGGCAGTGGGAGCCGATCGTCGGCGAGGCGAAGTTCAGGGCGGTCGTGGCGGTCCTGATGGATCCTTCGCGACGGACGACGCCGGGCGCTCAGCCGAAGTGGCTGGGGTCGCTGCTGTATCTGTGCGGCCGCGACGGGTGCGGGCGCGGCCTGACGGTGACGCAGTCCGGCGGGCGGCAGTACCCGAGCTACAAATGCGCTACTGGCCACGGGGGCGGGCGGCGGGCGGAGATCGTCGACCAGTACGTCGAGGACACGATCGTCGAGCGGCTGTCACGGGACGACGCTCACGAACTGCTGCTGCCCGGCCCGAAGGACGTCGACGTCGCCGGACTGCAGGCTGAGAGTGAGCGGATCCGCCGGCGGATGACGGACCTGGCGGGCCTGTTCGGTGCGGGGCAGTTGGAGCTGGTGCCGTTCACCGAGGGCATGGAGACGGCGCGCGCGCAGTTGGACGGCGTCACGCGGCAGTTGGCCCGTGCGGCGACGGTGGACCCGCTCGTCGCCCTGGTCGGTGCGCCGGACGTGCGGAAGGCGTGGAAGGCGCTGGAGCTGGAGCAGAAGCGCAACGTGCTGCGGGCCGCACTCGTCGTCACGCTGGTCAAGCCGCGGTCGGGACGTATGCCCGACGGCGGGTACTTCGACTACGACGCGGTGAAGTTCGAGTGGAAGCGCGGATAGTGGCTCTGCCACGTAGCGTCGCAAGACGCTGTCGGCCGCGAATCGGTAGCGTTTCCGCCCCTGTCGGGACTTTCCGTGCGTTCAGATCACGTGTCCGGATTACGGCGTGATGAATCGTCCAGCCCAAAGAGCGGATAAAAGCCCGCAGCCTTGGCCCTGTGGAGCCACGATCGCACCGTCACAGGCTTCACCCCCTCTTGGTCCGCGATAAGCCCTGTGGGGTTCTTTTCCCCGGCCAGGATGAAATCGGCGTATCTCCGCACCACGTCGGCTAGGCGCAGCATGCTCTCGTACCGACGGCTCCCCGCCTTCGTCTCGTCCTCGGCAAGGCCTGGATACAGCTCTTCGACAGCCGCCATTGGCAGATAGTTCCCCTTCACTTGCGGCATGTGCGGAAGAAGGGCGTAAAGATCCGGGTTCGCTGGATGGCGGAGCACAGACCACACACGCATCACCAGCGAGCGGTCCCAGGTGGCCAGAGGCAGATTCCGGACCGTTCCCGGAGCGACTGGCCTGGCATCCTCCTCTGCCTCAGATGTGGCCGAAGAGATCTTCACCGACTGCAAGCCGATGCCACCCGAAAGGGAGTAGGCCATCTCTACGACCACGTCAGGGAAGTCTGGAGCGGTCACGGTGAACTCAACGAGGGGCCAACGCCCGCCCTCTCTGCGCCTGACACGCGTCTTCTCCACCTCGAAAGCACCCATGCCAGCAGTCTGACCTAAGCGGAACGGAAGCGCAACGAATGCCAGGGGAGTTGTGCAACGTCCTCCAGGAGGGTTGTGCAACGCCTGTGGAAGGTGTTTCATGTTCCGCATGACACCGCAGCAGATGAGGCGGGTGAGTCACATGCGGCTGCTTGCAGCCAGCGGTGACGCGCGCAGCCTTCGCATCGAACAGCGCATCTCGCTTAGGGAGTTGGCAGAGACCCTCGGCGCGAGTCCGTCCACGGTCTCGCGTTGGGAGCAGGGGCACACAACGCCTCGTGCAACGTCAGCCCTCCGCTGGGCGGATGTGTTGCAGGTCGCCGAAGCGGCGTAACCGCCGACTCCGGAGGCAGGCACGTCTGCCTCTAGATTCTTCGGCTTCTCCGAAAAGAACGGCACCGCCCACGGCTGGTACCCGAGAGCGTTCGCCGAAACGACGAAGAGGGGCGGCTGGTACCCGCCCCTCTCCAGTCGAGCAATCCGCACTCCCCTGCAAGAAGAGATCGGAACAGCTCCATGAACAGAGTAGCCACAGCGTCAACGATGACGCCGGGCACGTCCCCCGCCGACGAGATGGCGGACCGCATCCTCACCGCAAGCCGGGACAAGGTCATCGAGGCCCTGCCCGAGGTCGTCGACCAGGCCATGCGGAAGACCCTCCCCGAGCACTACACGCCCGAGACCGCCGCCGCGATCGCCGCTGGAATGACGGCCGAACTCAGCCAGCCCGCGCAGCCCGAGCGCTCCCCCGAGGTGACCCGCGCGCTCGCACAGATCGAGCTGGACAGGCAGGCCGCCAAGGACGCCGGCCTCTACGACGCCCGGTACGAGAAGTGCCTGAACGTCCTCGGCGAGATGTTCGTCGAGGCCAACGACGTCGACCCCGTCATCGACATCCTCGTCGAGGCCATGGTCGTCGGCCTCGCCAAGGAACACGGTCTGCGGGTGGCGCGGGCGAACGAGAGCGCCGACGACCAGCTCGGCGGACAGATCGTCGTCTGGCGGGAGTCGGGGCTCGTCCTCCTCCCGCACAGCATGGCCGCGCTGGCCGCGCTGGACCAGCTCCGCACCGCCCTCGGCGAGAAGGCGGGCGAGTGACCGCCTCCGAGAAGACCGCGGCGGCCGGAGACGTCTCCGGCCGCCCGGCCCGCGCCGACCGTCCCGTCCGGTTCGAGGACCCCGCACGGAACGCCGCGTACTGGGCGCGCATCGACGCCATCGTCGACCAGGCCCCGCCGCTCGACGACTACCAGCGAGCGGTCATCCGCGCCGCGTTCCTCCAGCCCCAGGACCGGAGGGCAGCCGCATGAGCGAGCCGATCCGCACCTTCTCCGGTGCCCACCCGTACCGGATGCAGTGCGTCGTCACCGCCGCCCGCGAGGTCTTCGAGAAGGCCTTCGAGAAGAGCCTCCACGCCGCGATCCCCGAGCTGTCCGTCCGGGTTGCCGAGGTCATCACCACCGACATCAGCAACGGCAGGTGCCCCCGCTGCCACGACCCGCTCACCCCGGAGATCGCGCCCGAGGGCTGGAAGCCCGCCGGCTCCCGCGCCCTGCACTGCCGGTGCCTGCCCATCTGTGAGACCTGCGCCTCCTGGATCGAGCCGGTCATCGGGATCAACCCGGTCACGGCCTGGCCCACCGACACCGATCTCGACGACGACGGGTCGGAGACGCGCAAGGAGCACGAGCAGGAGCGTGTCAGGAAGTTGAAGGCGCAGTCCGAGACCGCGCTGTTGCATGCCGGGCCCGGCGGCCTGGTCCTCGTGACCACCGAGGGCGTGGCCCCGATCGATGTCCAGCTTCGCCCGAATCCGGGTGGCTGGCTGGAGTTCGGTTACGACGACACCGAGGACGAGCGGGAGCGCCAGTCATGACCCGTACCGCGCAGGACACGTTCCTGTCCCCGGAAGCCACCGCCGCTGACCGTGTGCTCGCGCGAGGCTTGGCGGGGCCGAACGCCTGCATCGTCTGGACGGGCACGGTGAACAGCCGCGGGTACGGACAGATCCGCACCAACGGCGTGTTGGCCTACACCCACCGGGTGGTCTACGAGGCCCGGGTCGCACCCGTCCCCGACGGCATGCTTCTTGACCACCGGTGCCACAACCGAGATGACCGCTGCACGGGTGGGGACGACTGCCAGCACCGGCGCTGCGTCAACCCTGACCACCTGGAGCCCGTAACCGCCGGCGAGAACCAGCGCCGGTCACCGCACACCTTCGCGTCCATCCACGGCTCCAAGACGCATTGTCTGCGCGGCCATCCCTTCGACTCTGCCAACACCTACGTCCGCCCGGACAACGGTGGGCGCCAGTGCAGGCAATGCCGCCACGGCCGTGCTGCTGCCCGCAACTCCACCCGGTCCGTGGTGGCCGACGCGCAGGTTCTTGGAGGCTCAGAGTGACCCGGACTCCGCTGGACACGTTTCTGTCCGACCAGACGCTGGCCACCGCCCGGGACGCAGCAGCGGATCCCAGTCTCGTGACTGTGGCCATTACCGCAGCCGATGGCCAGCAGTGCACGTGGTGCGAATGCCCGCTCGACCTGCACAGGCAGCCTGGCTACGTCTGCGGCGGCTGCCCGGCGCAGGCCGAGAACGTCGTCAGCACCTTCGACGGCCCCGGCGTCCGATACGACTTCCCGGCCTGCGAGCGGCACACCACCGACATCGTCGCGTCCGTCGCCCAAGTAGTGGGAGGAACTCGATGACCGACTACACCCCGGGCGACTGCCCGCCGGACGAGCCCATCGGCTTCATCCCCGAGGAGCTGTACCTGAAGAGGGCTTCGGAACGAGGCCGCCACGAGATCGTCCTCGGCTCGATCCGCGCCCACCTCGAAGAACAGCCCAGCCCGATCGCTGTGCTCACCGCGGTCCGCCAGTGGACCAACGAGGTCATCGCCCTCGGCGACGAGGTCGCCCGCGAGAAGCGCCAGACCGCCTGACCGCTGGGCGGGCGCCAGCTTCCCCCTCTGGCGCCCGCCCAGCCCCACGAACCACCTGATCCAGCTCGTAGAAGAGAGCACGTTCGTGACCGACGGCCTCAGAATCCCCACCGCGCTCCCGGCCGCCGCCGAGACCTATGCGGCTGCGGGCATCAAGGTCTTCCGCGTCCGCCGGAGCAAGGCGCCATACGCCAACTGCCCGCGCTGCGACCGGCAGAGCAGCCTGTACGTGAAGCACCGGCCCGAAGCGTGCCTGTGCGGGGTCCCCACCTGCCACGGCTTCCACGCCGCGACCACCGACACGAACCTCGTCCGCAAGTGGTGGCGTGAAGAACCCGACGCGAACATCGGCGCCCCCTGCAAGCTCAACGGGTGGGCCGTCATCGACATCGACCCCCGCAACGGGGGACGGGAGTCCCTCGCCCGCCTGGAAATCCGAGTCGGTCTCCTGCCCGGCACCACCATGCAGATCACCGGAGGCGACGGCCTCCACATGCTGTACCGCTCCCCCGACTTCGAACTGCCGGGGCTGGGAGGGCCCGGCATCGACTTTAAGCACAACGGATACATCCTGCTGGCCCCCTCCGTTCACGCGTCGGGCGGCCGCTACCAGTGGGCCGGAAACGGCTCGTTCACCGCGCCGCCCGTGGACTGGCCGGCCGAGCTCCTGCCCCGGAAGCAGCGCCGCCCCGCATCACCTCCGACACCGCGCCACCGCTTCCCCCCGCAGGAACGGCGCGGCGGCCGCCCGGGTGGGGGCAGGTTGTGGACGGTGGGCGACCTGGTCCAGCACGTCATGGATGCGCACGAGGGCACCCGCAACAACGCGTTCTTCTTCGCCTCCTGCCGGGCCCACGAACTCGCCGAGCAGCGGCTCGTCGATCTCGGAGAGGCGGAACGCGGTCTGCTGGACGCCGCGTCCACGGTCGGCCTGACCGACGCAGAAGCGCGCGCCTCGTTCGACAGCGCGTCCACTCGCCCCAGCGACCGGGGGTGGGTGGCGTGACGACCGACATGGACCAGGCCATGGACGCCTACTTCGGGCCCGACGAGGAGGAGCCCCCCGCCGACTGGGGTGATGCAGCCGCCGCGCCTGCCGAGCAGGGGAAGGAGCGGGCGCCTCGCACGTGGGGTGCGCAAGACCTGCGGTCGGTCCTCGATGGGAGCTACAGGCCGCCTCAGCCGTCCGTCGGCCGCCGGGACGATGGGATCGGCCTGTTCTACCCGGGTCGGATGAACAGCGTCGCCAGCGAGTCCGAGGCGGGCAAGACCTGGTTCGCCCTGATCGCCTGTCTCCAGGAGATCAACGACGGGAACCACGTCCTCTACCTCGACTTCGAGGACGACGCAGGCGGCGTCGTCGGCCGGCTCCTGTGTCTCGGCGCGCACCCCGACGACGTCCTCGCACGCTTCCACTACGTCCGACCCGAGAACTCCCCGAGCGACATCGACCTCTTGGACCTGGCGTCCATCCTCGACACCGAGCCCACGCTCGCCATCGTCGACGGCGTCACCGAGGGCATGAGCCTCTTCGGCCTGGAGCTGAAGGACAACACCGACATCGCCAAGTTCGGCCGGGTCCTGCTGCGCCCCCTCATGAACGCGGGCGCGGCCGTCGTCACCCTCGACCACGTCGTCAAGTCCAGTGAGAACCGCGGCCGGTACAGCATCGGCGGCGTGCACAAGCTGAACGGGCTCAACGGCGTGATGTACATGCTGGAGAACCGGCGGCCCTTCGGCATCGGGGTGACGGGCAAGTCGACGATCCGTATCGCCAAGGACCGGCCCGGCCAGATCCGCAAGAACGGGCTGTCGCACTCCAGCGGGATGCACTGGTACGCCGACCTCGTCGTGAAGTCGGAGTCCCAGGAGTACGCCGAAGCCCATCTGTACGCGCCCATCCAGCGTGACGAGGGGGAGCGCGAGGCCGACGAGGACGAGAAGCGGATCAACGGCTTGAAGCGCCAGGTGCTCGACGCGATCCGCAAGGCGCCCGAGCCGTTGACGGGCAAGGGCATCGAGGACCGCGTCACCGGCAAGGCCGCGGACATCCGCAAGGCCGTCGCCGGGCTGATCGATACCGGGCAGATCGTCGCTCGGCCCGGCCCCCGGAACGCCACTCACCACTCCATCCCTGCACCGCCTGAGCCCTCCTCCGAACAGCCTGCCGCTTGACCTCGTCCCCACCTCGTCCCCACCTCGTCCGGACGCGGTCAGTGAGACCTCGTCCCTCGTCCCACTTCTTTAGGTGGGACGAGGACGAGGTCACACAAGGGGGGTTGCCTCATCAGCCCGGGACGAGGACGAGGTCACCTCCAGCCCCACACCCGCTCATGCCCGCCGCGACTACCCGACCGAAGCAGGAGCACCGCATGCCCGACTTCATCTCTGCCGCACCCGGCTGGTACGTCCAAGAGACCGACGACCAGGGCAAGTACCTCGACCCGATCCTCGCGTGGCAGGCAGCCACCACCGCGAACGGCGAGGACACCCTGCTGCCCGTCGTGGACGGCGGCAGCCTCGTCCCGCCCATGGCCCTCGACGAGGAGTCGTTCAAGCACTGCCGCCGCAGCGTCGTCTACCGGCCCAACCACGACCCCGGCAAGGACGCCTGACCGTCCACTCTCTTCCGGCCGTCGACCGGCGGCCGGCCGATCCGAAGGAGAACCACCGTGACCCAGCACCTGACCCTCGTCCAC